GGAACTGGAATACCTACAATACGAATAGGATATACTGAATTCTTTTCTCCAACAATTAAGTTGGTATCAGAAAAGTATTGTTCGGGAAACGTAAGGGTAAACCTTGCTCCATTTCTCCCGACCTGAGAGGATGTTGTAATTGCACTTCCATTTACCAAGCATTGGGTAAGTGGAACGTTTTTCTTGCTGCTGCCCTGAAGCCTCCATCTGAAGTCATCATCTGTAGCCAGTGTTAATGGTTGAAATTTATTAAGAAATATACCAAAATTAGTTCCTCTGTTAGCTTTATATAACAGGTCTATCATCTGGCTTGTTTCTTGTGGTTTCAACTGATAGATCGCACCTAAATGATTTTTAGTGGTCAACCCACCCCAATCTTTAGGTTCATACTCTTGTAATGGTGATACACGTTGCATTGTTTCTATAATTTAGAACGATTAAACTCTATGTTGTTACATATTGCGGAAAGACAAATGTTTCTTTTTCTTTGCCTTCTCCATTTTGCCCTGTTTTAATGGTAGGACTTCCACTTTTCAATTTAGATTCACTTCCTATCTTTTCAATAAGCTTTTGTGTTGCTGAAGTTTCACTCTTTTTTAAGAATGTTTCAAGCTTCAGATTCTTCAAATCTGATTCAAAAAACCCTTTACTGATAAGATAGTTTAGCCGAAGCTCAAATGCTATAGGATCCTTGCTTCTTATATCCATAGCCTTGCTTACCGGAACCTTTCTACCGTCAGGACTATCTGCA